TGCTGCTCTGTTTGCTGTCATTGGAGTAACTTATGGAGCAGGTAATGGATCAACAACGTTTCAACTTCCTGATTTAAGAGGAGAATTTATAAGAGGTTCTGATAGAGGAAAAGGTATTGATTCGGGAAGACAAACGGGAAGTTCTCAAACAGGTAATTTCGGGCAACACCTTCACTCTGTTGATTTAACTGTAAGTAATAGAAGCTTAACAGGTAGTGTTTCTCATCTTTCTGGTTCATTAGCTCAAAACCCTGGAACAGCAAGTGGAATACTTTCAAGAGGTGCAACACAAGCTGCGACAGGTGCTCCAGGTGGAAGTGGTTCAGCAAGTGCCCTTGGAGTTGACGCATCACATGATCACACAGTTGTTGGTAATACTGGAAATACAGGATCTACAAGTAACACTAATGAGACTCGACCTCGTAATATAGCAATGATGTATATAATTAAAATTTAATTATGGCAATTATCCCTGGACAAAAAAATTTTAAAGTTGATAGAAGGGCAGATTTTCCTATTAGATTAAAATTTAAAGATTCTACAGGATCAGCTATTAATTTGACTGGATTTACTGTTGCTGCACAAGTTTATAACGAAGATAGGTCTACAAAATTTGCCGATTGGAGTGTTGTTTATACAAACAGAGTCGGTGGAATTGTTGATATTTCATTAAGTGATACTGATACAGCTAATTTTACTCCTAACGTATTATTTTATGACGTATTGTTAACAGATGGTTCAGGTAGCAAAAACTATTATTTAGAGGGTAAACTATTTATAAGTGAAGGATACACCACATGAGCAGTCCTAACAGGGTTGAAGTAAGTCAAGTTTCTGATGTTGTAACAGTTGAAATTACAACTCAGGGGCCACAAGGCCCAACAGGATCTATAGCAGGTCTTACTTTTGACACAACTGGCAAAGTAAATGATGCTTTGCTTTACTATCACGCTGCTTCTGATACATTTAAAGCAGACAACACTACTACTAAACTTACACTCGTTGACGGAGGAAACTTCTAAAAATGGCTAACACAATCAGAATTAAACGATCCACAGGATCTTCAGCACCAGGTAGTTTAGAAAATGCTGAGTTAGCCTTTGCCGAAGGCAGTAAAAAGTTATTTGTGGGAGTGGGCACAGGGGGTTCAGGAGGTTCGGCTACGACCATTGAACCTATTGGTGGCTCAGGTAGTTTTGCCGATCTATTTACAAGTAGAACACAGAATACATTTTTAGCTGCACCAAATGGTAGTAACGGTGCTGCAACATTTAGGGCTATGGTAGCAGCAGACGTTCCTTCGCTAACTGCTTCCAAGATTTCAAATTTCGATACTCAGGTTAGGACTTCAAGATTAGATCAAATGACTGCTCCAACAGGTTCGGTTGGATTGAATGGTCAGACAATTACAGGTTTAGGTGCTCCTGTAAATGCTACAGACGCAGCCACAAAAAGTTTTGTGGAATCTACTGCTCAAGGACTTGATGTTAAAGATTCTGTTGTGGCAGCCACTACTGCAAATATTACAATTTCAACTGCGTTAAATAATGGAGATACTTTGGATGGTGTTACTTTATCGACAAATGATCGAGTCTTAGTAAAGAATCAAAGTACAGCATCAGAAAATGGTATTTATATAGTTGGAGCTTCTCCTGCTAGATCAAGTGATCTTGCTGCTGGTGCTGATGCAGCAGGTATGTTTACATTTGTTGAACAAGGAACTGTTAATGGAGATAATGGTTTTGTTTGTACAAGTAATAAAGGATCTGCTGTTGTAGGAACAAACGATTTAGCATATGCTCAGTTTAGTGGTGCGGGTAATATTAGTGCAGGAGATGGATTAGACAAGTCTGGAAATACTTTATCTGTTGATTTAAAAGCAAACGGTGGACTTGTTATTGAATCTACTGAAATTGCAGTAGATCTTGCAGCTAGTTCTATTACAGGAACATTACCTGTTACTAAATTAACAAGCTTAACTTCAACTGTTACTGAATTGAATGTTCTCGATGGCATCACATCGACCACCGCAGAATTGAATCTTATGGATGGTGGAACGTCAGCTACATCAACGACTTTAGCAGCAGCAGATAGGTTTGTTTGTAATGATGCTGGAACAATGAAACAAGTTGCGTTATCTGATCTAGTTACATTTTTAAAAGACGAAAGTGCATCTAGCTTCAGCATAGATGGTGGATCTTACTGAGCCATAGGAGGCTAGACCAATGGCGAATACAATTAAATTAAAAAGAGCAAGTGGTAGCGATCCATCAGCTAGTGACCTTTCTGTAGGTGAATTAGCAATCCGCACCAGTAATTGCAAGGTATTCAGTAAAAATGATGGAGGATCTGCTATTGGTATTGTCGCTGGATCGGCTGATACTCTTACAAATGCAAGAACAATAGCAGGAGTAAGTTTTGATGGTTCAGCAAATATATCTCTCAATAACAATGCCATAACAAATGGAGCAGGTTATTTAACAGATCTTGTTAATGACAGTTCACCGCAACTTGGAGGAAATTTAGATGTTCAATCCTCTGGGTTTACGACAAGTACAAGTAACGGAAATATTAAGGCAACTCCTAATGGGTCTGGTGTTTTTGAAGTTCGTTCATCTGGTTCTGTTGATGGAACCTTACAATTAAACTGTAATGTTAATAGTCATGGTGTAAAGCTTAGATCTCCTTCTCATAGTGCTGGTCAATCTTATACTTTAGTATTACCTGATAATCAAGTTGCTGCTGACAAGTTTTTAAAAGTAAAAAGTATTTCTGGTTCTGGATCTACAGCAACAGGTCAACTTGAATATGCATCCTTAGATATTGTTAACGACACATCACCAGATCTAGGCGGTGACTTACAAAGTAATGGTAACGATATTGACTTTGCTGATACTGATAAAGCAATATTTGGAAATGACGGAGATTTAGAAATTTTTCACGACGGGGCGAACTCTTACGTTCAAGCTATAAGTAATGGATCGGGTGATCTTTATGTTGTTGCAAATACTAAGAGCATATACTTACGACCAAAAACAAATGAGAATGGTATAAAAATCGTACCAGATGGAGCAGTTACTCTTTATCATGATAATACGGCTCGTCTTCTGACAGGCAGTAGTGGCGTAAGTATAACTGGTAATTGCAATGTTGATGGTAATATTATTTTAAGTGATAATGAGGAAATACACCTTGGAAATAGTACTGATTTTAGAATCTATCATAGTGGTAGTCATTCATTTGTACAAGATGTTGGACAAGGTAGTTTAAAATTAGCTGGTGCAGATGTTCAAATAGTAAATTCGGATAATACCGCAGTAATGGCTCAATTCATATCAGGTGGTAAAAACGAATTGAGGTTTGACGGAAATACAAAGTTTGAGACAACCTCTTCGGGAATAGATATTACAGGAAATGCAACATCTTCAGTATCCTCACTATCAGATGGGTCTACTATTACTGTAAATTTTGCGTCTGCTTCTCACTTTACTGTGACTCTTGGAGGTAATAGAACATTTGGAGATCCTGGTTCTACATCAAATGCTATAGGTAGTAGTGGTTCAATATTTATTGTGCAAGATGGTACAGGAAGTAGAACAGCATCGTTTCATTCTGACTACAAATTTGCAGGAGGTACAGCACCTACCCTCTCAACAGCAGCTAACGCTGTAGATAGATTGGATTTTGTCGTACGAGCATCTGATAATGTTCATTGTGTAGTCACTTTAGACGTAAAATAAATGGCTTTATTTGATTCAATTAGACTTGGAGCTTCTAATGTAAGTGAAGATTTTGAAATTGAAAGAAGTTTACGATTTAATGATGATGATTCGGCTTATTTAAATAGAACACCTAGTAGTACTGGTAATAGAAGAACATGGACATATAGTGTTTGGTTAAAACTAGGAAATATTGGTTTTGTTAGACATATATTTACTAAAGGTTCAGTTCTAGCATCTCCGTGGGTTTTTACTTATTTTGATTCTGATAATAGATTTAAAGTATGGTTTTTAGATGGAGCCAGTTACTACAGTCAATCTCAACCTATTTTTAGAGATCCTACAGCTTGGTATCATTTTGTTTTAAGGTGTGATACAACACAATCTACAGCATCTAATAGACTTAGATTTTATGTAAACGGTGCTTTACAGTCATGGAGTAGTTATCAAGCACCAGCTCAAAATTTTCAAACTGCTTTTAACACGACTAATCAGCACGTTATTGGTAGACAAGATCAGCCAGGTCAATATTTTGATGGTTACATGGCTGAATTTAATCATATTGATGGTCAATCCTTAGACCCAAGCTCTTTTGCAGAAACAAATTCTGAAACTGGAGGATGGGTTCCGATAAATACATCTGGACTTAATTTTGGAACTAATGGCTTTAGATTGAAATTTTCTGATAATTCTGGTACGAGTGCAACAACACTCGGTAAAGACTCAAGCGGTAATGGGAACAACTGGACACCTAATAACTTTTCGGTTAGCACATGGCCTGCTAATGATTCAGTCGAAGATACTCCATCTAATAATTTTGCAACTTTAAATATTTTAGATAAACATGCAAATGTTAATACATCTAATGGAAATTTAGAAACTGCATCAACAACTGGTGGAAATCATTTTCCAATTTTTACTGCAATGTCTATGCGTGGCGGTAAATATTACATGGAATATAAGTGTTTGAATAATGATAATGGCATGATAATGTCAATAATGAATATTGAACATGATGGTGGTTCGTTAAATACAGATTCAACTCCTGGTAATAATACGTCTGCTGTTAATAAAGTTGGTTTTGGTTTACTTGTTGGAAGTGGCAGAACTTCTCATAATGGCACGCTTTCAAGTCCTGGAGCTTATGGTTCAGCCTTAGCAGTTAACCAAGCTGAAACAGGAATGTGTGCTGTTGATTTAGATAATGGAAAAATATGGTGGGGAAAACAAGGAACTTTCTTTAATAGCGGAGATCCAGCAAACGGAACAAATGCTGCTTTTACAACTATAGATACTGATACTACTTGGAGTTTTTGTTTTCATGTATTGAACAACAATAATCTTGCATTAAATTGGGGTCAACATGGTTTTACTTATACTCCTCCGACAGGTTTTAGTTCTTTATCAACAAAAAATTTAGCCGATCCAAATATTAAAATATCAAACGAAAATTTTAATACAGTTACGTATTCAGGAAACAATGGAACGCAAAGCATATCAGGTGTTGGTTTTCAACCAG